TCTGGAAGCCCGCTGAGCGAAGACCGCCGACTTCCCGTGCAAGACCACGGCCCAAGGCCTCAGCGCGCTCTGCTGCCGTCAGGCGCGCCCGAGAACCAAAGGCCGATTCTCCCCCTGTTTGAATATCTCTTGCCCGTTGTGCAATATCCGCTTGTGCGGCCCCCTTCATGGCATCCTCAATTGTTTGTTGGACAACCGCATCCTCATAGGGGTCAAAAAATTGTTGCGTCATTGAGGGGTCAAAGCCGCCTGTCGTGCCACGTAATAGACGTTCTGATTCTCCTAGCCGACGACCAAACGCACCGACACCGCGTCGGAATTGATCCGTAGCCGCCCCGATACCTCTGCCAAATTCACGCCCAAGCCTTGCTTGTTCGCGGCCTAGCCTTTCACCTTCACGACCAAACCGACCTGCAGCACGGCCCAAGGTTTCGAGGCCTCGACCCAGCCCTGCTTGGAATTGTCCCAAGGACTCCTCGGCCAATCCTCGCTGTTCTGCAATGTCCTCACGCAAACCTCGCTCCGCTCTGCGAGCGAGACGACTTTGCTCATCAAGTCCTTGTAGGCCCTGCGCTAAACCTCTGCGTCGTTGGAAGCGTTCTTCTGCCGCGCCACCCAAAAGTTGCTGCAATGCTTGTCGCTGAGATCCTAACTGCTGTCCTAATCCTTGCTCAATAGATCCCAATCCACGTCGAAACTGCTGCTCTGATTCTCGTAAAAAAGGCGTCTGTCGACCCACCTGCTCTCGTGCCAGTTGCATGGCAGCTAATTGGTCAGGAGAAAAACCAGCTATTTGCTGGGGTATCACGATCGGTCGTCCTTGCTCGTCAAAAAATGTGCGCTCAGCCGCGCGCATTGCGCCGGGTATGAAGCCACCCTGACCACCTAAGCCAAATAAAAGCTGCTGAACAATCGGGTCCATTTGCCGATCGGCGCGAGTAACACCAGCAACGTAGGGCATGGATGCGTTTATAGGCTGATCGCTGGCTGTTTGTTCGGGCGGTAGAGCCATCATCTGAGGAGGAGGAGATTCGATAGCGTTGTCTGGGCCTTGATTCCTTAAACGAGGCAAAATGCGTGGTTGCACAGGTCCGCCTCGCATGGGCAGAGGAGTCATTAGTGCAGGAGGTACTGATCCACCACTCTGCATCCGTCTTAATTTTGGGGGCGGCATAATCATCAGACGGCCTCCGGCTCTGCGGCAAACTCTTTGAACAAGTCCATCATCTCATACATCAACTTTGTGCCGCGCTCACGATCTTCGCCGTTGCCGGGCGTCAATGTAATGATTCCGTTGTTGTTTTTCATGTCAAATGCGCCAGCGCCTCGCACGGCTCGACCCGTCATCACGAACTCACCGTCTGAAAGCATAGCAGGAATATCATCACTTACTTCTGTACCGGGCCCGTTGATATCACCGTCCATGCGCTTGAAATTTGCCATGTCAACATTACCGCCCTCAGCAAAAGCCATCACAGGGCCGCCGTAACGCATCCCTGTAGCCTTCCTTTGCTCAAGTTGCGCTTGAGCCTGAGTTGGTGCGCGGCCTCCACTCAGCGTCGGCAGAGTGCCTCGCGGTAGCAAGCCAAACTCCACTGGGTTCGGGGCAGCTGTTCCAGACCGCCTTGCGATTTCGTTTTCAAGATTAAATCGACCTGCGGCGTTCATGACGACGCTTGGCGTAAGGGGCACTCCTTTGCGGTCTTTTGCTTCGTCATAGGCTAGTTTTGCAAGAACTCCGGCGAGGCCTGCAGCACCAATGTCACGAATTCCAACATTTTCAAAAAGGCTACCTATACCACTACTTTTGCCTGTCCCACCTTGGCCATAAACATCCCGTAGTCCGCTCGCGCCACCGAGACCAATAGCATCTCCGATGCGCTTTATAAATTCTGGGGTTGAGCCACCCTGCGTAGGACCCGGCCCGCCAAATCGCACAAGTGCATCTGCTATTACTGATTGGGATACGCCAGAGGTCAAAAGGCTGGCAATATCGCCTTGTTGCTCTGGGTACTGTTGTAAATAATTTTCTATAATATCAGCAGGGTTTTGACCAGCGACAGTGGGGGATCCAGACCCCATATCACTTACTTTCATAAATCCACCCGCGAATCCGGGCACTCTTAAGCCCTGTCCACCACCGAAATCTGTAACCCCCAAATTGTCTCCAACACCCCCAAGAATGTCGCCGAGCGTTCCAAATCTACCAACATTATCAGCACCACCGCCTCGGATAAGGCCAGATATGCCCTTTCCTACATTTCCTAAGAAGTCGCGTCCTCCGCCTTGGAAAATATCACTCAAGCTACCGATGCCCTTGCCTCCGCCGGGGAGAGGCGCTCCCAAGGATGCTAAGGCCAATGGGCTAGCTCTTCCTTTTGCCACGTCATAAACCGTGCCAGCTCGGTTGATTAAAGCAGCGAGAGGTGCATGCGGTCCGGGTATAAATTGCGCAATCTGTGCGACTGGTCGAACGACCTTTTTTACGACCTTTTTGACACCTTTTGCAATTTTCTTGAAAAAACCAAACTCTTCTAGGCCAGTCATCGGGTTCAGGGATGCAATTCCAAGCCCAGCTACATATTCTTCGGGATTAAGATCGAGTTGATTGAACCGTGCTTCTACAGCGCGCTCGAAATCTTCGTCATCCATCATGCCGAGTGGAAGAACAACTTCACCCGGTGTGAGGTGGGCAAGCATGGTGTCTCCGCCACGCCCAGCTTGAGAAAGTTCGAGTGCCATTGGGCCTAAAGGTGCTTCAGAGCCTATCATTGCTGACTCTGCTAACTGCTGCGCTTTTTTAGCCTCAAAGGGGTCCTCGGCGGTCCTTTCGGCCATCATTAGCTGCTCAATGGCTCCTCTCAAGTCAGCATTCGGATCGGCCATAACGGCCTCTTGCGCCATTGATGCCTCTTCCATCGTCGCCGGATCGTCGATTTCGAAGACTTCGCCGCCCTTGGCCATCATCATCGGAGAGGCTGGCATCGGCTCACGACCCATCAAATTACTTATTCTTTGCTGTAAAAATTCATTCATGACGTCGTCACCGTTACAGTCCCCACACTACCCACCATACTTATCCCTGTTGGATACGTTTGATGGGTGTATAAGTCTCTGAATTGTACACCATCAAAGGCCTGATGAATCGAGTTAGTAGTATTGAAAATAATCGCGCCCGTGGCAAATTGTAATTCAGAAATCTCGGTGGAGTTGAAATGGGGACTAATCGTAAAGTCTACTCGGCCCAAATTAATCTCAAGCACTCGCACGAGCCGATTGAATGTCTCAACACTAACGTCTTCACCAGCCGCCAGCGGCAGACGAGTCGGAAGTAAGCTGCTCATGCACGACGTCCACTCGGTTGTATCTCAAGCCGAGTAGATCCGATCCGCCATTTATAGCCCTTTTGATCTACAGAGGCTTGGTCGTCATCACTTTCAAAACGCAAAACAATCTGACGACTGCGGGTGCGGACGCTCTTAAATTTTGTACTTTGAGTTATCTGGCTTGTGCTGTCTGTGATAAGTGAGTCATTGGGGAAGTCACGTCGCTTGAGAACAATATTCATCGCTGGTGTGTTGCTAAGCCCAGCCTCAGTAACGAATCGCATATCGGGCAAAATTTCTTTCACAAAAGTCAAAGAGTCGCCACTGCTTATGTCGATATCTGCGGATTCCACGAAAACCCCCGTCATTGCGTCCTCGTAGTCGTCGTATCCGATTTCGTGTCGGAAGACACATTGCGACGATGACGATGTTGCGGAGGCGAACGGCAGGTCTTCAATCCCTGCATCGAGCCATGCGTAACGCACCAAAGAGCCAATAGACCAATGGTTTTCTTCATAGTTGAAAATGACGTATCGTGAAATCTCTCCCGTGCCATCTTCGATGCTAGGGTAAAAAAACCACATTTCGCTGTATTCACTGTTGACACCCATGTGGCACTTAAAAGCTTGGCCGATATCAAGATCGTTAAAAACATACTCTTGCACACTGCACGGTAGTTTTTGCACTGACCCGTTGTAAAAGTAAAAGCTAGTTTTACTTGCAAAGTACACGCCATTCGGGGCATTGACCGCTGCTTTTGGCCCGATCAAACCCGCGCCCTCATTAACTAAATTCAAGGCAAAAGTCAGTGGTGGACCGATAAAGGTCATCGAGTACAGCGACGTGTCGGTCCAGATCAGTATCTCTTGGCGAGACTTGATTGCGCCTACAATGAATGATCCCGAGGAAAGCCTTACTGAGCCAGCACTATTTGTCGCTGTGGGCTCAAAATCGAGTTCGTTTTCTGAGTCAGAGAAAGCCACGAGCATCGGGTCGATGGTGCCAGTTCGGCTAGATCCTGAAATTGGGTCAGCCCCAAGACAGATTAAGTGACGGTCGGTCTCTGATGTGATCACTTGTAAGGCGAGCGTTGGCACTAAATTCGCGCCTGATACCTGCGAGAGCTCCACTGCTCTTGTGGAAACGCCGTTATTTTCTACCCACCGAAAAACACCGCCACCGCGTGGGTTGATAATCAAATTTTCGCCAAAGTTGTCATGTGTCCAAAGACGCAGTTGTGCTGAGGCCAAAATGGGTGTAGAGGAGCCCCAGCCTCCGGCCCCCCATGTGCCAACACCCCAACCCGTAGATGTGACAAATGTGTCAAGCCCAACATTAATTTGGTACACACCGACAACCGATGAACCGCCACTACCGCTATCGGAGCTATTCGCCGTGACAGTAGCCCCATCAGTGTCCTTCGCTGTAATTTCGTAAGTGTTTACGCTAGTGACGAGTGATATTTGATATTCTTGATTGAGAACAGTAGCAGTGACATTGCCACCCAAACTTGCGGCACCCGAGAATGTCACAAAATCATTATTGACCGCGCCATGCGCTGTATCCGTCACCGTTATTGTAGACGACCCATTAGTCGCATTGAAGGTGACGTCGCCAGCTGACGTAGTGGATCGGATTGGCGTTACGTCATTATAGTTTTCGCCTTCTTCAATGTAATACTTGAATGTCGTGCCCACGCCCAAAAACCGAGTGCCGTCCAAGCTAATCCAACTATGGAGAGCGCGACCAATGCCAAGAAAAAAATCAGTGCCAAGCTTAGACCAACCGCCAAGTTTCTCAACGCGACCCTTGCGGAAGCGGATAAGGTTGCCATCCACCCAGCCACCTTTTGCCGCATAATCAGTGGATTCCTTGTCGATCCCCGCCCTGAATTCTATGGTTTGCAGAGGCATCTGTCAGCATCACGCAAGCCGAATGATTGCGCCCGTTGCGGTGGGCGACGGAAAGACAATGGTAAAGTTACCTGCCGTGCTGGTCTTATCTCCGCCAAAATCTATCGCGGCTACTGCCTTATTGCTGGCTGAAGAATTATAAATAAGCGCTCCGCGAGCCGTGACGGTTGCAGTTCCAAATGTCAAGTCTGAGAAGTCGACAATGGCTGTTGTGCCAGACGTCGTGGGCGTCACATTCGTAAGGTTGGCACCGCCCGACGTGTAATTTGTGCCCGAAGCTTGACCTGTTGTAGTAAACGCGGTGGTGCTCGCACCTAGAGTCGCACTTGACGTGTACAAAGCCAACTTAAATGTGTTTCCAGAGCTAGCCGTAAAATTGTGAGTGCCAACAAGTAGCTCTTGCTTGAACGAAGTGCATAAAGCAGAAGTGATTGCCATCATAACTCCTTAATAATTTTGGCCATGTCAAGATGACCTTGTCTAATAAGTTCAGCAGTTTGAGTCGTTTTTGCACTCACAATTGCGTTTTGTATACCCGCTAATACTACCTCGTAAATATGGTCACGCAAAGCCTCGGCTTGTAACCGGATGTGAGGAGGAGCACTTTCCGATATCGATACAAT